CAGCGGAGATTCACCCACTTGTCAACAGAACGGGTGATGGAAAACGGGGACGAAAGTCCCCGTTTTTCTTTATACATAATACGTTATTTCATTACTTTTTTATGGAGGTGTATAATGGATTTTAATTCTGAACTATGGGAAAGTCTGAAGCCAACTGAAAGTGTAATTCGTGGACTGAAGGCTAGATTACAATTTTGCAGTCAAGATATAATTTGCACTCCGGCAAATCGGTGTGCATGTGATCAGATGTTGGAAGACTTAAAAGAATCACAAGAGTGGATTGATTCTCTTCCGGGTGAAGCAAGTAGTTGTGATACTTCTAACAAATCTGATTGACAACCCTAACACATAAGGTTAAAATAAATGAGTGATAAACACGGTGCTGGAAAAGGTGATCGTTACCGTCCAGTAGATCAAGATCGTTACAGAGAAAACTATGAAAAGATTTTCGGAAAGGCGAAAACAAATGGCAGAAAAGATTCAAATCGTAAGACTAACAACCGGCGAGGAACTTCTAACAAAGGTGGAGCGAAGTGAAGACACGGTAACACTCAAGGACATCGCTATTCTCATCCCCGCTGGTGAGGGTAAACTCGCGTTCGCTCCTTGGCTACCATATAGTGACGTAGACAGTGGTGTAGAGATTAACATGAAGGATATCATGTTCATCTGTAATCCTCAGTCCGAACTAGAGCAACAGTATCTCTCTGCGATCACTGGCATCCTCGTACCAGATAGTTCCGTCAAGACTGCTGGTGACATGGGTATGGGTGGACCGCAGGGACAGGGACTTAAACTTACGACTTGAAGGAGATGATTTATTATGAGTGATGGTGAAAAAGTTTGTCCTGCTTTTAGTTTCTTAAATCCTGAAACAGTCTTCCCCCCAGAATTGGAAGATGAATATGATCTGAGAATTATTGCGTATGAGACAAATCCTGAAATGAAGTTCGTTAATCCATCCGGAAGACGGGACTGGATTAATAATACCGGTCCCATTGTTAACGATGAAGGTGAAGTCACTGGACATACTGGTTACGGTAAAAGATGTTTACCTTTGGTTGCAGCGAACGCACTAGGTTGGCAGGTTTTATCAGATCAGCGGTATGAGATTGTGTGGAACGGTGGAGAAGAGACAAAGGACATCCTAATCTCTTCTGAAAACCAACATCCCATGCTTTCTTCACACTTTGGTTCTGGTACAATCACTTGGCATATTGGATACATCATGTTCACAACCAAGGGAAACTTCATGTACTGTAAAGGACCTACTAATCATTTCAAGCATGGAGTTCAGGCTTGCGAAGGTATTGTAGAAACAGATTGGTTGCCGTTTACTTTCACCATGAATTGGATGATGACGAAACCACACGAAAAAGTCGTGTTTGAAAAAGGCGAACCAATCTGTCAGTTGTTCCCATACCCAAAGGAATACATCGAACACTTCAAACCCGTGATTAGAACCAAATCGAGTATGCCTTCAGAACTTAATAAGGCGTATGAGTACTACGTTCACTCCAGAGATGTATTTAATAAATCACCTAGAGAGGTTAATTCTTGGGAGGCTAACTACTTCAAAGGTCAGATTCATGATGGAACTAATGTAGAAGATCTCGGAAGAAAACACTACACTTCAATCAAAACTCCAAAGTGGATAACTGAGTCTTCTAACGCTCCATATCAGTCTGATTGATTTATTGCGCCCGTAACTCAATTGGATAGAGTAGCGGCCTTCTAAGCCGCAAGTTGCAGGTTCGAGTCCTGCCGGGCGTGTTGGAAAGGAAAAACTAAATGCCTCATGTAATAACAGAAGCGTGCGTAGGAGTAAAAGATGGATCGTGTGTTGAAGTTTGTCCCGTGGAGTGTATCCACTCTGACGAAGAGTCCGGACAATTTTTCATAGATCCAGAGGAGTGCATTGATTGTGCGTTATGTGTTGATGAGTGTCCAGTTAATGCAATTTACAGTGATGAAGATGTCCCCAATGATTTGATGAAGTACATACAAATCAATTTAGATTATTTTGAAAAGAAGGATTAATTATGCCAAACAGTAAAGCAAAACTTGTGAAAGCGAAGCACCGAAAGCGTAAGGAAAGAATGAAGGCTGCACGGGTAGAGGAAATTGGAAATGCTAAGAAGCGAACTATGAGGGCTATGAATTCAAGCAATAGTTTGCCTAAGATCTACCAAGATCGCGTGTGAGATGGAATCTAGAATTGTAAAAACACTGGACTTTGCTAGGGATATTACGATTCAAAATCCTCGTCCCAAAAAGCACACTTCAATCATTCTGCGAAAGAATGAAATTGTTTCTGTGGGTACGAATCTGAACAGGACGCATCCTCTGGCAAAACAGTACGGTTATCTTTTCGATGAGGTGCATTCTGAACTGGATGCACTTCTTCGTTACAAGGGACCTAAAGATAACTTGATTCTAATAAATTATAGGTTTAATAGGTTTGGAGACATGAGAATGTCTAAACCTTGTTGTAAATGCACTCCGTGGTGTGTGGGTGTGTTTGATAAAATTTGGTATACCACGAACGACGGATTTCTGCAATTGGACTACTAGATGTTAAAAAAAGTTTTAAAGAAACCATCCAAGATAATAGTACAAGCCTCTCCTGTTGGTGGGTATGGTGTCTTTGCAACTGAACATTTAGGTGAAAATGAAATCATAGAAGAGGCGACATTTGTGATGAGTGGGGTACGAACAAAACAAAAACCTGCTCCTGAATGGATCGGTCCTTCTATTTTATATCCATACCCATGTAAATGTGAGTCGTGTCAGGAGCATGGACAGCAGTTTTTGTTTTCAACTGGATATATACAACTATATAATCACTCGGATGATAATAATGTACTTTTTTCATTCGATCTAGATACAAGAATCATAACAGTCAGAACAAATAGATCTGTTGGTGGTGGACAAGAACTATTCAACAACTACGGAAAAGAATATCAACATTTTGATTCAGAATGGTTAGGAACCTGTAAGTTTTAGAAAGGATAAACAATGCATAGACTAGGTGAATCGGTGGTAAATAAATTAAACAAAAAAGTGGCTACAGTCATCTGCTTAGACTCCTCGATCAGTGAGAGCGATCAGTTGGGAGAGGAAGTAGTTCGTATTCGATACGAAGAAAGTGGTCTGGAGGAATGGGTGCCTGTTTCCTCAGTAGCAAATTTTCTTCTCGAAGTTGAACCTGATACGGGGAATTATCTTGAAGAGTAAATGTCCTTTGGTAAAATACAAGTCACATATGGTGTGTGGGGTGCTTGCGATATTGTGCCCCTTCTCTTTGTTTGTAACATTACCGGCACTTTTCGGTGTCAGCAGAGTAAGGAAAAAAAATGAACATCAATGAAGAAAGGTGGATTGATTACTTGTCGGATAAAGCAGAAAAAGGTCTTAGTTATTACGTTTGGGAAAACAGTAGACCTGTTTCTCCCGATGATGTCATTCGTATTTCTGGTGATCACGAATGTTTTGTCACAGGAGACACAATCAAACCACAAGATGATGCACATTGGACAGACGAATTTGACGCATGGGTTTCTGCCCGTGGGTATCAGATGATTCAGAACGCTCAGTCTACAGGGGAACTCTCAAACAATAGAGAATGGGAACTCATGTTCGCTGAGTGGTACGCGAAGGACGAATCCATCGCGGGACTAGAGGAAGCGTGACGTAGCGAAAAAATGGCGAAGTCACAGGATGATGCAGGACTACTGTAACAAAAGGAATTATTATGTACGCAGCAATTTTATCTTATAGTATTATCGCAAGTGTTGTCCCACCCCCGGACTACTATGATTTTCAGATCCTAGAGACTCCAAACTTCACTCTCGAATATAGTGTGAAGTGGTGGGAGGAAAGCGATAAGTATCTTTACACTTTGCTAAACACCCAAGACTCAACCATTGCAATTACACAATGGGCAGTGGGTGGAGCATTCGATCTAGATCTTGGTTTTGGAAACGATCTCGATCCCGGTGAGATGGAAAGCATCATTCTCTTCGGTAACGGATTTGGATATGAGAGTACGTTCGGTGTTGCGTTCTCTGATTATGATGTTACCAAGATTTTCTACGAAACGATTGCACCCAACACAATCCCCGCACCCGGAGCAGCGATTCTACTAGGTGCTGTAGGACTAACTTCTCGTAGACGAAGAGTTTAATTACTAAGCGGTCGTGGCGGAATAGGCAGACGCAACGGACTTAAAATCCGTCGAGGGTTAACCTCATGTGGGTTCGAGTCCCACCGACCGTATTTACAGAGTGTAGCACAGTTTGGTAGTGCGCCGCATTTGGGATGCGGAGGTCGTAGGTTCAAATCCTGCCACTCTGATTAGTAACCGCCTCCATAACCGCCGCCTGATGGTGGTGGACTCGGAGGTGGTGGACTTGGAGGGGGAGACATCGGTGGAGGCATGAACGGAGGAGGAGAAGTGAACGGAGGAGGTGACGGTGGAGGACTCTGAGGGGGAGACGGTGACGGTGGAGGAGCAGAGAAGGGTGATGGGGGAAGATCAGATACAGAGAACGGGTTGGTGGTTGTTGTTCCAGTAACAGGAATGTTTCCGCCTGAGTCTTCAGTAGATCGCAAATCACTGCCAATTGTGTCTTCGAGTTCTGGCTCAAAGAATCCAGTTAGTTCAAATGCTACGATTGGGTTTTTCCCATCATCGTTGAATTCCCGGAGGCTTCTGACTTGGTTATCGTCTAGACCGCCTGGAGTTGTGGGACATTTTCTTGCCATGCATCTTCTAATTTTATCCCAGTGACCTTTTGTTCTACTATTTTTGTGACCACATGGACCTCCATTATGCATTCTTGCAAGATCTTCACATGTGCAACATGGTAAATCTCCGTCAGGATATTCGTGAATTGGTGTTCCAGTGCATTTGCATTTTGCTCTAGGATTTCGAGTGTATCTTCTTTGCCAACACTCTGTCATCCTTCTACCCTTTCTCTCTTTCTCTGCACAACAAGCAGCGTCTCCATTACATGGCGTGCATAGACTTCTAGCGTAGCCCGGTTGACATACCTCACAGCATCTATTGTTTCCTAGAGGACCGTCATAACCACCATTCCCATTAGAACAAGGTCCACCGGCTCCACATATATCCTGAAGCCACTGGTTATGTGAGATTTGGAACTGTCCACAGTCACATGATGTATCGCAAGGATCACCGGGAGTGCAATCGGGTGATCCGTCACAGTCACTATCAAACTGTCTGCCTGGAGGGACACTGACTGGATCTGGTTTACCGTCCGGAGGGACATCCGTATCACATCTACCGCAGTCAGTTGCATTTGGATCACATTTATTAGATGACTCGATCTCTTTCATGCAGTCCATCAAACAAGAGTAGTTACAACTTGGACATACGTTCAGTCTTGGACCTGGTGCTGTTGTTGGATCCTCGGGACTGATTACTACACCTTCCTCGTATTGAAGAACAGGTTGATCTTCATCGGCTCTTCTCTCTTCAGGAGCCTGGTTTTGAGAGGGATCATAAAATCTACCATTACAACAAGGTCCAGAAACTTTAGTCTTCTTTCCAGTTATCGTATTTTTTATTATATAAATTTGTCTCATTCCACCATCGGGACACTTTGCAAGTCCTATGCTCATGATTCCCAAACACCCTTGGGGATCTCCGATGTATGGTTCTGGATATGGTTTTGCAGTAAACTGAATACTAGGTTTTTCATCGTCTCTGAAGTCACCGATACATCCCGGTAAAACCACAGTGCATATTCCTATTTCAACATCCCAATATTTTGTAGATGATCGGAATTCAACTTCACCCTCTACATTCAATTCACCACCCATGCCTGGATGGTTAGAACAATAGTAATATAGTTTTGTGGGAGTTGATCTGTTTGGTGTCAATTTCAGTTGTGGGTTTTTGCTTGAGTCATACTCATCGTTCATAAACCTAACGTATCTTTTATATGAAACTTCTTTACCATCAATAATATATTGTACTTCACTTCCCTTATATGGAAGTCCCCCACTCCAAACACCATTGGGTGTTGTTGAAAATAATATTGCGTGTCCTGCTATTGAGTCATCGCTTAAATTAAAAGTATATGTTTCACCTATGCGAACTGTAGGAGTAGGACGATCTTCATCATTTAGTTGGTACTTATTTCCTGATGCCATCAGTCTTCCTCTATTCGCTTAACTGATATGTTGAATACAGTTGGTTCTTCATCAGTTACTCCGGTGCTTTCTTTTTCTGCACTATTAAAGTCTATTGATTCTGTAGCAACAGGCTCCTCTGGTTTAGGAACGGATCTAGTCGCTTCAAAAATTGTCTTTTGGGTAAGTGGACTATATCCTAAAACAGTTAGTGCAGCGGAATCAAAATCTTCCAGCACCGAAATAAGAAACAGTTTTGTTTTAGTGAAATTTCCCGTTAGTATAAGATCCGTGTACGATCCTATTTCTCCCGGAACTCCATTTTTAGAAACGATTATTCCTGACTCAAATGATGCCTCAATTTTATCACTCTCTGAAAATGTAATTCTTTTTCCCGCGTTGCTGGGGTGAGACTGATCAAATCTATAGACTCTACCTGAGTAAATGTCTGTCACCCCACCCAACTGAGCCTGTCGTCCATCAAATCTAACTTGTACTATACTGCTTAGATTCTTATCAAAAAATGCATTTGATGTCTTTCGTGTTACTCGACTTGCAGCAGATGAACTTCCGTAACTGATCTGTAATTCTGACACAGGATCAGAGACTGGAAATGTTGATGAGGGTGGATCGTAAGTAGAAGTTTCTCGATCTCGGATAAAATCACGTTCCTCTTGACTTATAGCGATTGTTCGAGATGAAACTGACGCACCCGATCCTGTTTCTGTTTCTCCCTCATCAAAACGAAATCTTTCGTCGGTGCTTCTTATTTGAGTGCAGCATTTACATCTTTTCAGACTGTCTTCGTCTGGTGAGTTAGCAAAAACTGACTCCCCGCAACACTCATCATTATAAGTGTCCTCGCAATATTTACTATTTCTATTGAAGTTTAAAACCGAATTGGTTTTTCGTGCTAACTGAATACATTCCCAATCATACTTACACCCGCAACTATAAAGATCTCCTACTTCAAATACATGTCCGGTTTCTTTGTCCTCTTTTATTTCTTTTGTATATAAACAACATGATCCTCGTAGGGGTTCTTTTCCGTTTTGTCGTATCGCTCTTAGTGTTTGTTTATCCTCTGCGGACACTGAGGTTTCATTGAAGGTTCTATAGAATTTTACCGTAATAAGAGTACCCATAAGATCCTCTTCTTTTAGTCTACCCGATACGGTAAGAACTTCAACACCATCTTCAACATGATAACCCTCTACTGGGAATCGTCCTTTGTTCAGTGGAGTTGATAATTCCACTAAATCACCCGGAACTATAGGTCTTGCATTCTTAAAAGAATAAACTGAATCTATACCAGAGTGATTTCTTATCTGGTAAGCGTAATCGCCTGTTGCATTGTCAGTTGATTTTGATAATCTTGGTGTTGTTGTAAAATACTTAGACTCATATGTGTCGGTGAACGACTCTTTACCAGTTACGCTGGTGACATTCGCTGTTATTAAATTGTTCTTATAGGAAATGAATGTAAAAGATCCGCTAAGATCTGCCTCTATTTTATTTTTTCTTTCTTTTAGAAATGAGGCAGTTCCATCCTCTATAGAGAATGATGTCCCTGTGGTGAATCCTTTGAAGAAACTTTTGATTGACTGTAGATCTTTTCCACTCGCATGTGAGTAGTCGATATAAACTTTACTTCCGGAGTCATAGAAAACAATCGTTGGGACAGTTTCTATTGGAGTGTTCTTTGTTACAACGTCATCTATTGTGTCGGTTATCTTTGCTCCGATTAGACTAGCAGAGTAATAAGGCGTAGCGACAGTACGCTTTGATTTCCTAGTTGTTCTAACGGATCTTTTTGCCATTATAACCCAACCCTTTTAAATCAAGAACCGACAAACTGACAAGTGGATTGAACATTTCCAGTTGCGTCATCACTTATGACATAGACTTGATTGATGTTGCTTACCTCTAGGAACACAGATTCTCCTGGCTCTAATGTATATCCATTACTTCTTCCTCTACCTAAAGTATTGTTTCCAATTGCAATGGATCCAGATGATTTGGGTGAGTTTTTCACGTTGATGCCGGATCTTAACTGTCGGTTTGATCCCAGTTGTTGGGCAGAGTTGGTGACAGTTAAGGATCCACTCACCAATCTACTTGGTGGGTTACTGCTTACAGTCGCTCTTATAACTCCTGATGCCAAGTCTCCCCGCAGAGAACCTATGTCTTCAGTATTTTCTCTTATGGACTGAAGGTTTCCAACTACTCCCGAGGATGGATTTTCAATAGCATTTAGTATTGCAGCATCATTGATGTTGACTGTATTGTTTACGTTGGTGTTCAATTCATTACTTGATTGAATTTCAATTGCACCATTTGTTCCATTTTCACCGCGAATGATAACAGGATCATGTCCAGCACCCGCAGTATATCCTTGAACTCTAAGTGGAGAGAACTCAGGAGCGCCGTTTGTAACCCCAACGGTTGAGGACACATTGACTGTTGCGTTAATATCTGCTCCACCGATCCATACCTTAGCGTAGTCGCCAGAGAAACCAAGAGTGGTTCCATCAGTGTTAAATATATTTGTCTTTACAAAGTTTCCACCATCAGATCCAAATACCTTAACAGCATCTGTGGATGAAGTTAGAACTCTACCACCACTAATACCGATTGTGCTGTTTCCAATAAGAACACTGTCATGCTCGTAACTCAATCTTCTACCAGCGGTGACTGCGATTGGAACACCAAACCCATATCCGGGGAATACCTCTCCATTTACTTCAGCAGTATTTCCGGCGGTGGCTCCCTGTACAAACAAACCTCTATCGTTTTGAAGGTTAGTTAACTGAACAGATCCAGTTACTTCGATTGCAGTCGCACCCTCGACACCATAAGCGAATACCTCTAGATTACTACCATATGTCGTTCCTGCGACCGCAAGGTACTCTACTGAACTGTTTAAAGTTGCGCCGTTTATCGCACTTGGATTACCCTCAGTTGCCCAGTAATAACTTCTATTTCTGGTAAAGGTGATTCCATCACCCCGATCAACCGAAACTGACAACGCACCAGTTCCACCTTGAATTTGGACTGGTAGAGGACGGTTGGATGTGACTCTCTCGGAGGTGTTACTATCACCCCATGCTAGTTTCATTACTTGAACATGTGCGTTAGTAAGACCAGCACCTGTTGTGTTGAAGTCAGTTCCCATCGAAGCGGTGTTTCCGCTAATGTCGATAGTGATGTTTGGATCTAAGTCTGCCATTTTAACTCCCCGGTTGTTGGGCCTTGTACCTGTAATAGATGGTTTACTAATATATATAATCGAATTTTTCCTCTTGAAGCCTAAAACAATTCGTTATATAATTACAAAATCTAAGAAAGGAAACTAAGTGATAGTGAAACTAGACTTTAAAAATAGATTCTCGAAAGAAGTTGAAATGCATGTCCAGAAAAATGGAGGTGATTACATGGATGCCATCTTAGAGTTGTGTGAGAAACACGAAATAGAACCAGAGGTAGCAGGTAAGTATTTGTCAAAGCCTATAATTGAGAAACTACAGATTGAGGCTTCAGACAGAAATTTGATCAAGCAGAAAAAAAGCGGTAAATTACCCTTTTAATTGTTGACTGTGCTTATTTGTGCTGTACTATATACTACATCGAACCGGGGAGTTCCCGGTGATTAATTTAGAACGGGGTAGTTCCCCGGAAAGGAAAGCCTATGTCATTTTCAGATTTTAAGAAGCGTTCACAGAACAGCATTGAAGATCTCCAAAAGAAGTTGGAGTCAACCGAGAAAAAGGAATCATATAAGGATGATCGTTTCTGGCGTCCAGAACTGGATAGTGCCTCAAACGGTTATGCTGTAATTCGTTTCCTTCCTAGTTCGGAGGGAGAGGATCTTCCGTGGGCGAAGTATTACTCTCATGGATTCCAAGGTAAGGGTGGATGGTTTATTGAAAACTGTCCTACCACTATCGGTGGAAAGTGTCCTCTCTGTGAGGTAAACAACGATCTTTGGAACAGTGGATTGGAATCCGACAAGGATATTGCACGACAACGAAAGCGTAGACTTCACTACGTCTCCAATATTCTAGTGGTTACTGATCCCGCTAATCCACAGAACGAAGGTAAGATCTTCCTCTACAAGTATGGTAAGAAGATCTTTGATAAGATTCAGGAATCCATGAATCCAGAATTCCAAGATGAGGATGCAGTCAATCCGTTTGACTTCTGGGGTGGTGCAGACTTCCGACTTAAGGTTCGTAAGGTTGCTGGATTTATCAACTATGATAAGTCTGAGTTCTCTACACCATCCGCTCTGATGGATGGAGACGATGCTAAGTTGGAGGAACTTTGGAAGAAGCAGTACGCACTTGCAGAGTTTACCGATCCATCCAACTTCAAGTCCTATGACGAATTGAAGAAGCGTCTCAATGATGTTCTTGGTGGTGAAGTTCGTACGACTGAGATGGAAAATACCAAGACAGCAGAGGATGTCGCTGATACCCCTGTGTCAGAAACCCCAACAACCGAAACTTCAAGTGAAAGTGAAGAGTCTGACGCTCTTTCATATTTTGAAAAACTTGCTAATGAATGATGTAGTGTGACTTCGGTTGTTTTAACTAAAGGGGGGAGCATTCGCTCCCCCCTTTTCCTTTACCCTAGCATTTGTCTCCATTTAGGAATGCTGTGTGTCTCTCTAAGTATTTCATTTATTCTGGTAGATCCCGCTGAACCTCCTCCTCCACCCGTCTGGTTTGAAGATTCCGATGGAGTGGTTGGTGGTGTAACGACAGGGAGAACTGGATTACTATTATTAACCATCGCTTGAGACTGGTTTGTTGCGTCTTCTTGTTTGACGGTTTGATTTTCATTGGTTATGTTAAAGGCAGTCTGTGACGCATTCATGTTTGCCTTTTCTATTGTATTTGCCTCTGCAAGTATTTTAGGAACTTTGTCGAGTGGAGTGATTATCTCAGGACTCTTCCTGTTCGGATTAGAACTGTTTTCTCCCACGATGGTGGGAGTTGGACTATCAACATAACCGCCCTCTTGCATGAAATTATATTCAGAGTAATCTACGTTGTCCCCATACGATGAAACAGGAACTTTTCTGCCAGAAATATTCGTTATAAAAGTCTTGTTGTTGTCTTTGGTTGTCTCAGAATTATTCGATGTGAAGTTTTTGAACTCTTCAAAATCCCGGTAGATATCGTTCGAGTTTATTTGCTCAATTCGATTGAAGGTAGAGTCACCCTCAGTTTCAATTCGATTGAATGACTTGTTATTCTTGTTTTCAAATGTCTTGAATATTTTAGTCGCTTCTTCGTTTGAGTTATCTGTGGTGTTCGTGATCTTCAGATCATTGGAGACGTAATATTTTTTATCTAAGTTTCTAGATTTAGTATTGTCGCTCTCAAGCATATTTTGAATGGCAGTATTTACTTGTGAATGCATAACACTGTCTGGATCTGATTTTGTTATCTGATAATTCTCAACCATGCTATTCGATATGAGATTTGGTGGTAAATAAGTAACTTCAGAATTGTTAACTATGCTATTTGAACTTGGTTGTAGAGTTTCAGATTCTGATTTTACTAACTGTTCTTTTTCTGGCACGGAGTATGTGCTGTTTACGAATAAATTCACAGACTTACTTACTTCTTCCGTGTTGTGAAGAGGAGAGTACTCAGTGTTCGTAACAAAATATCTGTCTGGTTGAACGTGTTTGATGTCTTGTTTGTTTTTGTTTTCTACAAAGTTATTAACCACATTACTTGTTGTCAATTTATCGAGTTTATTAATTTTTTGATTTATATCATCTATGGACTTGAATATGTCACTGGTTTTATCTTCACTTATCTTCATACCATCGTTGGGTAGATAGTCCTCAACCTCTGGAGAATATTCTAACTCTGGAAGTTGTGTGCTTTTCGAGTTATGAATATCAACTTCGCTTGGGAATAGCGGATTGAAATTTATCAATTTTTCAGAGTCGTTAACGAACTCTGAGATTGCTTGTAGTTTAGATTCTTTGTCCATCAGGCTCCCCGCGATTTATTTCGTTGCTTTATCTTCCAGTTCTCTTCTTCTATATAGGCTGTAAGCATCGATAAATATATATCTTTTTCCCACGGGATCATGGACTCGATTTCGGTTAAACTATAGTTGTAATGTTGCATCAAGTTAAAGTTGATGCTGAAGTACTCCCCCAACCCTAAGTGGCTGAGGGCTAACCGAAAAAATCCCCCAACCCCGAAAGCGTAACCTTTCTACTCTGTCCGTCCTCTGTCTCGTAATCAACTACAGATTCAAGTCTCGGTGCAGTAACAAAGAAGTTTAAGATCATATCGAACTGTTGCTTTGTCATGGAATCGACAAATTCTTTGAGTTCTTCGATCTGAACTTCATCTTGTTTCACTTTAACCTCGGGAGTTTCTATTGATTCGATGCAGTGAAGTATCATATCATAGAATTCTGGTGTGTTTGTTGTGTCTATGTCTCCCCCAAACTTTTCAAGTATGTTTATAGAGGGATACTTCATCTTAACCACAAGATCTTTATCTAACTTTATGGTTTTTTTGTGTGCCTTTGACTTTTTCAACTCTAGTTCATCTATGTTTACATCCAACGTAACCTTTTCACCAGTCTCTGGACATACAATGATGGGTTGAACCACCTCACCTACGGACTTTGCTCTCAGTTTCATGAAAATATACTCTATGTCAAAGATTGGGAGGTCACCGGCGTTCGATATACCCTCCACACATGACTCTATTATGTCCTTAATCGCAAGCATTATGTCTTTTTTAGACTGTGTTGACTGTGCGATGAGTAGTATTTTCTCTTCCTTCACCAAAAAAGGTCTAAATCTAGTTGCTTTTCCGGTGGAAGGTATTGTTATTTCGTATTTTGGTGTTTTATCCAATAATAAAGAAGATAGTTTTTGCATTATTTAAAGTCTCCTTAGCCATAAACGTATTCTTTGTATCCAAATTGCACTTGAAGTCGTGTAAAATCGTTTTGTGATGCGGCACTGTATGTGATCGGTAGAAGTGAACTTGGATATGCCTCAATTAGAGTTGTGCATCCCGTAACTTCACCATTGTAATCTAAACTTTTTATCTTAACCTCGCCTGTATAGTCACTATAGTTGTTTGTGGTATCTGGTTGGTTGTTAAACGCTGCTACTAAACCTTCAAATGGAGCAAAAGGGCTGTTTTCTCCTACTGCGAGAATCTTGTTGAACATGGTGTTCATCCACTGCTCGAAATATCTTCTAACGCTTTGATTGTCTTTTACAGCATACGTTATGATTGCGTCTTTTGCATACGATCTAGCAACTGGAATTTGTCTCGGTATACCCCACAAGAATTCTTCTTGAGTCACTACTGTTCTGGATGGGACTATGGCATCAACTATGTACTGATCAATTGAAAGTTCTCCCGCTGGACCTGACACCTCCACATGAAATCTACTAGGGGAATGGAATCTCCCCGTTATGATTTCATTTTTCATAATTGAAATGCTGTTTGATCCTTGTCCTTGTGCTGGCATATCTTTCTCCTACAACTATCTATCAAGAAAGTAAATGATCTTCTGTTAAAATGACAAATCTCCAGCCGTTTTGTTTACACACCTCTTTTGCTGCGTCCCACTTAGCCTCATTTATCGCATATCTCAAACACTCCTTTATGAATACTCTTTTTTGTTTTTTACCTCTCTCCGGTTTCTCTGTTTGTTTTTTTGGTTTAACTTCTATGAGCAGAGTCTCTACGCTTCCATCTTTGTTTTTTTGTTCCACTATGAAGTCTGGATAGTACCTGTGCATCTTCTTGTCTACCGGAGAGTAATATGGTATTGAAAGTTCTTCACTTCCCCATCGGATTATATTTTTATTTTCATCTAAATACTTACACATTCTTCTTTCCCAAAGAGATCGACAAATAATGGAAGATAGATCACCCATATACTTGTCTTTGTTTTTTGGATTGAAGCGTGATTTGTAAGCCATAACTCTTATATAAACCTCCTATATATTTAGTAAGACTTTCGGAGAACAATACATGGCAATAGGAATAGACACCGGAATAGCAATGAAGAATAAACGAGCCTACTATCCAATGAATGTTGGAGAGCAGGACGAGGTTGAACTTTGGTTGAATGTTCGTGCGTTCAGTTTTTCTAGGATAAAGCAGTTAAGAAATTTTGAGACAGGAGCCAGAAAGTGCGATATGTGGTTTCCCATGCCTACTAAAATGGAAACCACTGGCTCGGTATCTTACAGTGCAGGTATGAAAGAGGACGGAATGCTTGCATCCGCAATAAACAAAGTTACAACCATTGGTGGGTTACAGGACATTGCTACCAGTATATTTGGGTGGTTTGAAAGTGCAACTGGAATTGCTAACACTGTTGGTAAAAGGGACATGGATCAAAGAGAGCAGATATTCAGCGGAGCAAACTTTAGAACTCACAACTATGACTGGACATTCGTTCCAAAAGACGCTGAATCTTCAGCAAGACTATTTGCAATGGCATATAGATTAAACGCTTTATCTTATCCGGGAGCAGCGTTACAGACATCAAAAACATATCACCCTCCACTTTTCAGTCTTCAGGTATATCAAGGTGGACCTGGTGGGGGTAAACCTAGACCGGAATGGGACATGAACCCACAACTTTCTATTCTAGAGAGTGTCACCATAGATAGAACGGGAGCGGGAAGAGCGTATGCGGTAGGTCCCACTGATTTCCTTCCCGCAGTCTGGAAGATCGGATTGAAGTTTAAGGAGTTTGAACCATTGGTGAGAACACAGAACACAACTGAACGTCTGGTATCTAGATCTGTCTCTGACAGCAACGGCGCTCTTGACGGATTTTTGGGTAGTCTTGGTTAAAGTGGAGTCTGGATTATGAGTTACTTCAAAAAACTACCAAAAACAAGTTATACCTTTAGGTACGTCACGGATGACGGGGTGAAACCGAAGAGCATTTCCGTGACTCTTCCCGTTGTAGATATTTTTAGAAAAGTAGCGTTTACAAAAGAATCAAAAGATAATCCTAATAACTATGAAACTTTTACGATAACCAAGGGCGAAAAACCAGAGGACATAGCAGACTTTACTTACGGAGATGCTAACCTGTGGTGGATCATTCTTCTCTTCAATGATGTTATAGATCCATTCAATGAGTGGGTTTATACCCCCTCCCAGATCAATGATAAATTTGATGATTTTTACAAGGGATCTAGTTACTTTTTCATGGAGCAAGTTGATGCAGTTCCGGGGGACATACTGATAAAGAGAGATTCGTCCATAGAAGGTGGGATTGACATAGACGCATTTGGGGTGATTTCTGATTATGATGCATTATCTCATAGAATAGATGTTAGGGGTGATGAAAGCACCGGGAAAATTTCGGCGGAAGATGAGGTTTACATTTTTAGAAAAACCCAAGACGGTAACTATTCTTCTATAGGAAAATTTGGAACAACCGGATGTTTCCCCTCATTTGCTGGTAATACTTTTTGTAATGAGTTTGCAGGTCCATCTTCCGGAGTTGATAGCAACGGACAATTTGATGGGAATTTTGCAGTTCCTCACTGTGCTACCGCAGGAGGAACATTTGGTATTGTGATGAAGAAGACAGACATACTAGACTCCCCGGTAGAGTTTAGTGATTCATTGGGAAATCCAGTTAGTTTTTACTCCGGAATAACTGGAATAGCATCTGGTGAAAATATTCCGTTTGGTGACTTCTATAGAGTTGGAAATATATGTGGACTAACCACCTCTGTATTATACAAATATATGACAGATTCCCTCCCGACGACTATCTCGACTAAGACGAGAAAGAGTAAATTACTAGAGGATAATGATAACAAAAGAACAGTCAAAGTACCAAAGGCGAATATCATCGGTAGAATTTTAAATGAAATTTCAGACATGTTGTCTTCAACCTCTGCGATTCCAAGAGGAACACGAAGATTTATTCAGTCTAGGTAACAGGATATAATATTATGGCAGAAACCGGAAAAGCAACATCACAAGAATTTCAAATACAGTCCATTGTGTTGGAAAATATAAATGGATCTCCTCTTGTAATATATCCAACACCAAAAGATGATGATGTAACTATGGATGTGTTTCACGGGATGCATATTTCAGAGAGTATCTTTGAACCAACCGTAAGAGGATCAATCACTGTTAGAGATTCTATGGAGGCTTTTGAATCATTCAATCCAGTTGGTGGTGAGTTTATAACGATCAAAGCGTTTACACCAAACCCAGATGGAGAACCGGAATCAGATTCTCACATCTTAGACTGTAAGTTCATTGTATACAACACCACTAAGATATCAAATGAGTCGTCCGAGTCAATCTCTGGACCTGCCGGTTCTAACTCTTACATCAAGATGGATTTTTGCACTCCCGAATATTACATAAACAAACAAGACGAAACTTATCTAGAGGATGACTTCATTGGACCTATCGTGTCAGAGGACGGTGAAGGTCTTATCAACATTCTCTCGAATAAGTATTTTGATAATGGTGACGGACAAAACAGATCTACTCAGAGTGATAAAATAGAACCGACTGCTAACTCCATATGGTTAAAGAAAAATAACTTAATGTATCCGTGGGGGAAATCAAGAAGCAACCCCGATCTATTTTCCATGTTAGACAATGTTGCGGAAAACTCTTTGTCTGCACAAAATCCAAATGCAGCAAACTATCTTTTCTATAACACAACAAAGGGATATGCATTTGAGTCCGTGAACAACATGATCATTCGTGGGAACAATGAAGAAATTAAAGAGTATAACGTAGATCTAAATAAGCCGGACGATCCAAACACTGTAGAGTATGTCGCGTCTCTGTCTGACTATGATCATATGGCTCTTTGGCAAAATGGTGGATACTCTTCATATTACACCAACATCAAACCAGATTTTTCTGATCCATATTTCGATCACTTAGATTACAACGAGTCACATAAAAAAATATTTGTTGACTATCAGTATCACAGAGACTTTGACAAAATAGAACATATCGAAGAACACAAACTACTACCCGAAACTATTGTTGCAGATCGAACTAATGGAAAACAATTCTATGATACCATTTATGGATACTTCGGTGAGCATCATAACGAGGCGAATAGGCACACAGATGTTACAATTCTAAATTATGAAGATGGTTATGGAAATCTCGTAGGGAAGCCTGACAAAAATACTTGGCAGAACATGTTCGACATCTCATCTTTACCCATTGATACACTAAAGACAATCAAGGAAATAAAAGAGCAAGTTGTAGAGAAAAAACAAGAGTACGCAAGACTAAGAAATTTAAGAAACAAGTTTGACACTTATGAGTGTAGTGTCTGTTGTCTAACACAACCTCCTGGCGTTACTGGTGCCATTGATGACTACAATATAGTTTCTGCTGGATCTTTCTCTGATGTTGTTGACTGGAAAAAGGAACAACCACTAGGTGAACAATTCAGACTTAGTTACGAGTACGGTGAGGGTGCGACGGGACCGTGGAATGAAACTCTGGGACAATTTTACTATCTCAAACGGGAGGTTCCTGACTTTTCAAAATATGTGATCGATCTGGAAATTACAAGGCTACAAACTGCTATTCTAGCCAACGAAGAATATTTAAATGCTTGTCAAAATGGACCTTGGGGAACCGCTGATGACGTACCCGAGTGTGGAGATTGTTACACACCTGAAGATGTTCGTGGTTTTAAATGTTGGTATTGTAATCCTGAAGCAACTGGAGATTTCAGTCAGTGCAATGGACTTTCAGGTCAGGATTACATCTTATGTGTAGACAATATTGATGAGGCTGGTGCTGCATGTGCAATAAGAGTAAATGCTGCTCAGAGTGCTTTATCGAGACTTAGAGATCGTTTGGAAGAATGGATTCAATACAAAGAAGAGTTTTTAGGTGCGTATGATAGGCACTGGAACAAACGAGCATATTTCATATCCAAGCAACCAGAAATAGATAAGTTAAATATCACTACCACTCCACATTCTCTTTTCAATGTTAAGAGTGTTCAACGAAAATCTTTAAGAGGTAGTCGCTATGAGCAGTTCGCAAGAAAATATAACGTAAGAGACGAGTTACTTGGTGAGTGGCTATACAATGCGTACCTTGGAAACGATCCATCGATTGATCCAACAGCACTAGGTGGACATCCAATATATGATCAAAAATATATGGACTTTGAAACCGCAGGACCTAGTGCATTTAGAGATTCAACACAAAGGTGGTGGGGGGAAGTTAGAGGTAGGCATCAAAATTTCTATTGTAGAGGTTGTTGTCGCAACCCGGACGAATTTCCTTGTGACTACATTACCTATAGTTGCCCGGCGCACGTTCAACCGGAAACCTTTTTCTATGGAGGTCCAAATGTAACGATGGAGGAATTGGATCAACACAGGTGGCAAGTTGGTTGGGAAGGAAATCCCTGTGAGTATGGTCCAAGCAGCGAGGTTTATCAGGACGATGAGCAAGGTCCTCCGTGGGGTGTGATAGCACCACAATGGCATCCAAACAATGGAGAAATTCTTCTTCCTAATGGTTTCAATCCTTATGATTATTCTCAAAGGTATAATTTTTACATCAACGATATTGCTGAATACAAACCTGTTAGTATAAAAAGAAAAGAAGTACAAAGTTACGTTCGAGTTGAATTTGAAACACCCATTGGATTGGAAACACTGGATGAATATCCAGAGGGATTCATCAGAGATGCTGGATACGAATACTTCCTTCCATATCTCGTCATGATAACTCCAGGTCCTTATGGTAAGCAGGGTGTTCACAGAAACATGGCTGTCATTGGTATTGATCCCTACGGATTCGACGTTGCCCTTGAACCAGACGAAGCAGAATATGGGGAAAATACAGCAGATGACTCGATGAACCTATATCCAACCGATGATTGGGAAACCGAGAGACCTTTCTATACAACAGCAGGAAACCGGGGTAACTGGTGGGGTGATGGATACGATTACTACGGTGATGGATACAATCCTGCTCCATACGCAGCAAGCCTAAACAGAAAGGGAAACGCATACTCATTGCTATCGAAGTCTAGTGTTGATGTTTCCTCAGGCGCACCAAACAGTTACTATCACTTTGAGTATAGTCCCCCGCCAGGTGTTTACTATAATGGTAGAAGATATTATGGATACTATGGTTACTATGGTGGATATAATTATGCTTGGTGGAGGTATCGATATCGTTATAGTTATGGTTGGTATTGGAACAGATGGTATAACTACTACGACAACTATTTCTACGACACCTATCAATATCCTGAATTTGATGAAACGGATTCAGACGTTGGTAACAATGCAAGTGGTCGTTCGTATGGACGCTACGGGTGGAGATGGAGATATTGGTGGAACTCTAGTTGGTTCTATGGATACTCATATATTTGGCAACGAGAAACAGAATACTCATCGACACTCGGTGAGGAAGATGTCTGGAAGAGGGACTCAACTGGAAACACTGAATATGGAATGGTAGAGCCAAAACACGGTCATGACTATTTCTTCCAAAGACAGAATGAAAAACAAGAAATGGGTAGAAACTTTGCTGCACAGTTTGTTGTCTTCTCTAGAAGAAACGTCAATACATGTAGTGATGCTGGATATCGTTGTGCGAACCCAGACGGACCTGTTAGTAGTCTAGGTTGTCCCGAAGATAATCCATATTGCAATTGTCCGTGTCAGGACTTGGTTCCCCGAAACGAAAGAGTTGTGTCAAGAGAGGAACTTTACGATCTGGGAATTGAACCTCCAACCACTGGTGTATTGAGTCTAACCGAGTACTTGTACTTCATAGTTGATCAAGAAAATAATATTATAGAATCTTTCGAGGGACTTCCCGGATCCACCATAGATGAAGTTTTTGCTGGAGGATTGTTCAGTGGGTTCAGTTCTATTCAAGAGTGGTTAGAAGAAAACGGAAGTATTGCTAAGAAACCAACCGACGATGATTTGCAAACGATTCTGCAAGAAACTAGAGAGTGTGAATTGATATCAGATGAGTTGGGTGAGTCTTGGTTAGGTTGTCTGTATAGTAATCTAGACGATTCTATAAGTTGCAACTGTCCTTGTCGTGGTGATAATTTCTCCAAGTATGTTGAGTATACCAGAACCTGGTCTACTTACTGGGATACACCTCTCAACACCCCTCTGATAAGAAACGCTCAGATGCTTCAACTCAGTTCACAAAAATGTGCCATAGTTGTAAATGGTGACTTCTCTGTTCAGCCTGGAGATATCATACGATTGAACATTCCGTTGGTGACTGAAGGTGCAGAGAGACAGACAACTAGAACCTCTGGTAAGTGGTTAGTTTCTGCTATAGCACACACGTTCAGCACACAACAAACACATAGAATGATTCTATCTCTTGTCAGGGACACTTCTAGTGTCTCTCCAGACGAACTACAAGAACCAAACTGGTTTGCTAACATTTTAGGTTTGGGGTAAGGCGTTTTAGTATAAATATCTGAAAGGGGGAGTAATAGACATGGCATCAACTAAGTACAGTGATTATGATATAGACTTTGAAAAGAATAGTTTTACTGGAGACGTTTCTGTAAAGAAAGAGTCTAACGCTATTCGTCAGTCTGTCAGAAATATCATAATGACAAGAAAGGGAGAAAAACCATTCAATAGAAACTTTGGTGTGGGTGTGCATCAACTTCTTTTTGAAAACATGGCAGGTGGACTTGCTGTTGCTACGTTGAGATCGGATATACAGGAGGCTTTGAATTCGTTTGAACCAAGAGTTGTTCTAACTGATGTAATTTTTGACGAGACTCTCGTAGACTCAAATCAACTTTCGATCACAGTGGAATACAAAATCCTAAACGAATCAGACATTGCAGCATCTCCCGTAGATAGAATAACAATCGCATTAACAAAGGTAAGGTAACATGTCTAATCCATTCATCCAAATAGGAAATCTTGAGTTTGAGGAGATAAAATCTTCTCTAATTGATTATTTAAAGAAGCAAGAGATAATTAAAGACTATGCCTTTGAGGGTTCTGCGGTTCAGGTGCTACTTGACATTCTAGCCTACAACACAATGTATCAGGCTTACTATATGAACATGGTTGCAAATGAATCCTTTCTCGATACAGCACAGAGATTAGAGTCTATCATATCACTCGTAAAACCTTTGGGGTATGTTGTGCCCGGGAAGGTTTCTGCGGTAGGCACTCTGAAACTCCGACAGGGTGGACTTGGAACCATAATACCAAGATACTCTAGGTTCATTGGTAAAAATAGAGATGGAATAGCCTTTAACTTTTATAGTAATGCAAATGTAACTTTAGATCAAGATGGTGAGGGTGAAATAGAAGTCTATGAGGGTAAGCAGTTAGTTTCTGAAATACCCACTCAGATTGATATTTCTACACAAAAAGGATTTTTATCTGGAGTTGACATAGATCTCAGAACTCTGAAGGTAGAGGTTAAAAAAGAAGATAGTGAAACCTACGAGGAGTGGGAATACTCTTCAAACATTAACACCAACATAACAAACGAAAGTAAAGTGTTTTTCCTAGAGAGATCTGAACTAGGATACTTTTTAGTTTTTGCAGGAAGAAATCCAACCGGAGCAGAGGAACAAGTAGGGGAAAGAATCAATGAAAACGACTTGGTTAGAGTCTCCTATGTCGTAAGTGGTGGATCTGATGGTAATGGTTGTTCTGGATTCTCAATACCAGCGTCTTCTTCTATTCCAGGCACCATAGATACTGTCTATATTTCGTCCGGTGGATTGGATGAACCGGATATCGAGGAAATAAAATTCTTCGCACCGAAGTGGTTTGCTGCTCAGGACAGAGCGGTAACGGTGAATGATTGTAAAGCGATACTTGCAGAAAAGTCAGGTTTGACAAGAGAGGATTTCAATGTTTTTGGTGGAGAAGAATTAGAACCTCCTCTTTTCGGAAGAGTGTTCGTCACCCTAACCGGAGATCAAAACCAGTCCACTGTATCAGCGGCTTTGGAGGCTTTGACTACTCTGAAGGAAAAATCAATAGTTAGTATATTACCTGAATTCATAACTACTACAGAAGTGGTTGCAAATCTAAACGGGACTGTTAATTATAGATCTGGAGATACGACGAGAACTGCTGACGAAATGAGATCACTTTTTGTATCTGCTGTTCTCAGTCAATACCCCAGATCAACTTACAACACCTCTGTGTCAATTTCTAGTTTAAATCAAATACTCTCTAGAGCAGACTCAGCCTTTTCTCTCAACCCACAGTCAGTAAACTTAACCATCAGTTCTGTAGTATCACCAGATAGAACTTTGTACTCTGTAAGACAACCAGTGCAAGAAAGTAGTTTAATATTTACTGCCTCTTCTTCTTTATCAGAGACATATCCGGAACTAACATTCTCTGCATATGGGACTCTTAACCGTAGAGGTGAGCAAAGAATTAGAGCGTATACGATAGATCCAAACACAGGTGTCATAATAGTTGTGTCTCCCGATGTTGGTAAGTTTGTTCCGTCTGAGGGATCTTTTAGACTAACCCCCGACATAATAACTGAATCTGCTATCTACACAGTTACCCCAGAATCTCAAACTGTCGATGGTAAATTTGATTTAAAATTAGGTGTTAACGCAAACAATATTTCAGTAGTTGCAATTTAATGTAGAAGGGATATTGAATGTCGTTAGGATCATATTTAAACAAATCTACAAAGACTATTGCTTACAAACTCCTTGAGTTAGAGCAGTCGCTTGATATAAAATTACCAGCGGCTAACTCTGAACCAAGTGTTGTTGATGTTAAGCACTTGTTTCCTTTGTGGATTTTAGAGAGACATTCCGAAGCGTCGAATGTTTCTTCTTTTATGGTCGATTTTGTTCAGTCCTATTATGATTGGTTGTATAGTTCTCAGGGATATGGTTTTGGTAGATATGAACTTGGTGAAATTCCTTTTTTAAAATTAGTTGATATTGATGAAACACCAATAGAATACTTAGAGCGTTTCTCTTACTCATATACTACAGGTTTTAGTCAACAAGAGATAGCACAGTTTAACAACAATCAACCTCCATCTGAATTCCTACGAAACTTTATCAAAGGGATTAGAGACAATTTTTACCAGAAGAAGGGAACTGAAAGTTCATACGAATATTTCTTTAGATCCCTATATGGAGTTGAACAGTTTAGAGACAATTGGATTGAGTATCCCAAGAAGTTTGTTTTAAGATTGAATGGTGGTGCGCCTTATGGTTTCGCTCCAGCAAGAGGCGATATAGAGGGAATTGTATGGGAGCCGGGTTTAGGATGGGTTGAGGCTCAAGATGCTCCTCTTGGTACAGGACTTGATTATGACGTTATACGAGATCTAAGTTACAGCGTTCTAAATGTTCACGTTATTCAAGATAGTTACTGGTATCAGGACTTTTCATATCTCATAAAGACGGAGGTTGTAGATCCAGACACTGGGGAACCTCTATATTCAGACTTACTAAAAGAACTTGTTCACCCAGCCGGACTAAAGGCGTTCTATGAAGTTACTTTAGAGGACTACATACCCCCAGTAACATACGAGGAGGACTTCCAAGTATGCGAAGAACCAATGGTAGGAAACTATTTCCCATATAGGTTGTCGGACACCACAGGGTTCACTTCGTGTGTAGGTTGTTCAGGTAGTAACTACAAGTATGATGGTGACGGGTATGAATATGGATTAGATAACTCTCATCCCAATGGAGTCAACTTGAACGGTAACTTTGGGTTCACCGGCGCTACGTTTAATATGCCTACCCACAAGTTTCCAAACTGGTCAAGAGGAATAAGTTGTGCTTTCGTTGAGGGAGACAACAGTGGTTATAATCAGGGTGTAAACCAAGCAGATCCCTTCTGTGCAGGAGTTGGTAGCATTGGAAACATATATATTGGTGACTTTGTATTCATGTGCAACGCAAATGAAAGTCCAAACTTAGGTTTAACTGGATGTACCGGGGATAAACTAAATAATCAATCAAACTGCGATGCAGGACAATGTTACGGATGCTAGATAGGGACATAAATGGCTAGATATACTTCAACAAATTCACCATCTAACTTAGCGGTTTCAGTTGCCCAAACCACATTTGATCAGATTGCACTGAATGATCAGGAGCAGTTTGGTTTGGTTGTTGCGGGTGATGTTGGTTCGATTGAAACAGACAACACAGAGTCCTCTAAGGAAAATCTTCAACATAACTTGGCATTTTATTCCAAGATAAAACAATCAGATGTGAGTAAGGTTGCGTATAGATCAAACTACTCATCTGGAAACGTATACAATGCTTGGTCACAAGACAGAAAACGAAGAAATTATTATGCGTTCAATCCAGTAAACAATATCGTATATTTGTGTGTATGTGGAGCAGGTAATCCTGATTGGAGATTGGATCTAGAGGGACAGTCTATCTCTACAAGCACACCAGATAATGTTTGTGAAAGACTTTATCCAGATAACTCTCGGTGGGTTGCTCTGTACAAAGTAGACGCCGGACAAGACTTGACTCACTTAGGAAAATATCTACCCTTCAGAAACTTAGGCGATGAAGATAGATTAACTGATTTTTATAGTTCGACGAATCCCAGAATGGAGTCTGCGAGCATTTGCGGATCTGGTAAACAGCAAAATACGGGAACTTGTTGTCTGTACCACAAAAAGGGCTGGTATGATGAAGTTACAGGAGTTGCTTATGATGCAGGAGATTTTTATAAGTGTGATTGCACTAAGTGTTATAAGTGCATAGACTTTGCAAAAAGAATGGACATGCGTTATGTCTTTACTCCCCACACAGATGCAGGACTTGGATCTGGATTTAGTGGAGATAAGTGTCTTGGATGTGATTTAGAATCTTTCCCAACATCATGTGGAGCCTGCTCTTGTAGATTCTATCAAGATGCCACCGACACACCAGAGAAAAGAATCAGAGACAAATACGAACGAACAAATCCTTCAAGTAACATTGGAGTTCTTGGAAAGATATTATCAGAGTGTGACTTACCGGGAGGTAATATTCTATCCATGTTTATTGACTTTGGTGGTTTAGAAAAAGAACAATTGAAATTGAAAGGAAAGGGACCTTGGCCTCTTAAGATAGAAAGTGACACCGGATATGATGCACAATGGAATGTTGTTGGTTATACTGAAGACGGTGGAAAAACTTTCTATGCTAGAGGTTTGGAAAAAATTAATGGTGGTTATGGTTACTTAGATGTAACAATCACCAATCTAGATTCAATTTTTGAAAATGGATTTAGTTCAAACAGATTAGAAGTTAATAGAACTCCTCTGAACGGATCTCTTGTTGGTAATTTGGACTCTGTTTTAGAGGATGTTAAGATCCAAATTGTAAAATCTTTCAGGAGTGACTATATCAGAGATAATCTAGGAGTCCCTCTCGACTCGTTCACTAGAATTGGACTTGTCAAGAATTTCAAAGTCTCTGATGCTAATAGACAGGTTGGGATAGGAACAAACTCGAATGAGGTAGTAGACAGATCGTTGATAACTAAAGTAACAGGGACTCCATCAACAACATCTTCATCATCTTCTTCAAGTAGTAAATTTAGTTTTAATACTTTTGAAGAGGGTAAAACTACGACATCGAATATCTTCTCACGCAGTGATGCTAAACTGAGCAACACAACCACGAACACCGATGGAACCTCTACACTAAGTCTTTTAACTCTAAAACCAAGTGATATAAGAGAAGCAACCAGTATAAAAGATGATACTACAGACATAACCTACACGCTAGACAAAACTAAAACAGAGGTTCCAAAGGACAGAGATGATATCATTGATGTTTCTAGTGGAGACTATCTTTCAACGAAAGATGTAAACTGGACGATGCCTGCAAATAGAGGCGCTGGACAACAAGCGGAAAGAAACTTTACAGTAACATTCATACTACCGATGCCTGGAAACGTGTGATAAACCCAAGGAGATATAAGAATGCCTACAGATAGATTAACCAACCCATTAAGTGCGGAGTTTCCAATGTCAGGTCCTCCTTTTTTAAGTAGGGTTACTGAACATGAAATTTCTGGTGAACTTTCGGAGGGTGGTTCTAAAAATTACAAACATGTCATGTTTAGACCTGGATATGCACTACAGGCTGCTGAACTAAATGAAATACAAGAGCAGTTTCAGATGCAACTAACATTAACAATGAACATGTATCATAACTGGTTATACTCTGGTAGACCTGAACTATGGGGAGATGCACCCGAGGGAACTTTAGCATTGGGTGACGGTGGATCTGGATTAACTACAATAGGAACTCCCGGATGGAAAGGAACTTGTCCACTCTTTCCTTACGACTCACCATACATCACAGGTGGATCTACAAGTCTGGTTGATGTAGAGGTAGGAACCGCTGCTGGTATTAGTATTCAGTTTAGACCTGGTTGGTTCTTAACTGAGGTTCAGGGTGTAGAGGCTGTTGGAGAGGATAGTCCATTCTTTAATGGATTAAAGTATTGGGTTTATAATAATATTGCAGTAAATTTTGGTAGTATTTCTGTAGGTGTCCCCGATGAATTGACATTCGTTGGATTTAGAACAGCATACTCAACCATAACACCAGAGGAAGATTCTGATCTATACGATCAGGCTGGTGGTTACTCATCAGGAAATCCCGCTTCCGGGGGTGCTGCTAGATATCAGGTTAGACTTGAATCCATTGGATCGATCACGGCTGGTGATTCACAGGAAGACACGATTAGTAAGGTTCTTAAGATAGATCCTTCGGATAGAACTATTCGATACATGAACAATTTATTACTGGCTACTTATTGAATAGTTGTATAAATACACATAAAGAAGGTACTAATTTATGCCAAATCCGAACGACAACAAGTATCAGATACCAACTCTGACTTCAACCACAACATTTTATGATTGGGTTAATCACTACAATCAAAATGTTGTTGGTAAGTTAAACAACATCAAAATCTATGATGGTGTATCTGGTGACGGTGTAAATTTAACTTTAGGAACCACTGCGTCAAATGATCCGCAAGGTGGAGCGACTACCGGATCGGATCTGGACGCGGGTGTATTTAGAGTAACTATCGCAGATACCGTTAATAAGGGTGTAACTTTTTACGGAGACGTTAGTGTAAATGGAGAACTTAAGTTCTCTTCAGATCTAACAGAGATTCCTAATACTCGTTTCCGAGTTTATGGTCAAACCGCAGGATTTACATTTGGACAAGTGGTTAGATGTGCAACTGGTGGTATCACTTATGCTCAGGCTAACGGACAAGGTTTTGCTGAGGCGATTGGTATTGTTGCAGGGATTACATTTAGCGAAGTCGATACGTTCAACCCAACTCTAAACTATATTGAAATTGCCACCGCTGGTGTCGTTGAGGGTGTCTTCAAAAATACAGATGGTGCAACTCTGTCCCCCGGATGTTCTTACTTCCTCTCAGCGGAGGATCCCGGTGGACTCACTGCAAGTGAACCAATCGTCTCTGGACAGGTATCTAAACCAATGGTGGTTGGTGTTACATATGATGACGTAAGCGGAAAATCAAAGGCAGTTGTTGTTAACTATAGAGGACAGTATCTCTCAACTGGTCTTTCCGGATCTGTTGCGGGTGCAACTGCAAATAGTAACATGTTCACCGTTCAATTGGAAGGTGCGAACAACCAACACACAATCACTCCCGGTAAAGTTGTTGGATTCCGACCGGGAAGTGGATTTAATGGTTGGTTTGAATTCACAAACAACTATGAAAACTTAGAACATGCCATTGGTGTTTGTGTGAACAAATTTGAGTTCGGAGGACAACAGTATATCCAAGTAATTGGATCCGGACTCATTGATAACTACAACAATATCAACAGCAGTTATGGATTGCAGTATATTGGTGTCGATGGACTTCTCACAGGTATCCCTCCAGGCGGAGCAGCGAAACCGTTTGCCTTTGTTTGGGAGCAGGGTGGTGACTTCAAAGCATTTGTCATCAACCAACAGTACACCGGGGAAATTGAAGTTCCCGCCGGGGCTCAGCAAAGATCCGCAGGGGCTCGCGGTTCTGGTGGTGGTGGATTTGCTAATAACTATAGATTAGGAAACAATTCCGGTGCGACATACGGACAAGCAATTCAACCAAACTTACTAATAAATGGTGGGTATGATATCTGGCAAAGAGGTATCGGAACTCTTCCATATGGTAACACCGGAAATACTTACCTTGCAGATAAATGGCTTCGCATTGATGGAATTACTGCTAAAGAAGGAACCGGCAAACAAGCAGCAACTTACAGTTCTTCCCCGAACATAGAGCGGGTTCCTTTCGCTCAACCTGTGATTGGAATAGAGGGAGATCCCACATATTACCTTAGAACTAAGCACAGCATTAGTGGGTATAGTGGACCTGCTGGAGATCACGTTTACTTAGTGAACAGGTTAGAGAATAATGAAACTCTTGCGGGTGAAGACGTAACTCTATCTTTCTACGCAAAATGTGGCGTAACAGGATCAACTATGGGATTCATGGTTTCTCAATATGACGGAACCTCGAAGAGAAACACTCCAATCGGAACATGGATGAATGGAGCCACTTATAACGATGGACTGGTTAGAGTGGGAACACAGTGGCAAAAATACAGTGTGGCATTTACAGTTCCGTCTGTTTCCACAACCTCATCTGACAGTTATGTTGATGTAGGATTCGATGTCACAAACACAAATAGTCAATTAGATCTTGCACAGGTAAAACTAGAGAGAGGATACGTTCCGACTGTATTTGAACCAACAGATCTAAGACTAGAACTTGATAAGTGTAAGAGATACTATCAAAGATCATACGCACTGGATCAGGACACTCATACACCAACAATGATTGGTGGTATGGTAGATCCAACTGCTCTTCATATTCTAGCATCTCCATCTTACTTTGATTATTACAGATTCCCGATTGAGATGAGAAGAGTTCCTAAAGTTAACTTCTTCTCTCCTGAGAGTGGACACACCGGAGACGGATTCAACGCATCTGCTAATGCAGACATGAGACTCACATCCGGATCACAAAAAGATGGTTCGACTAGATCAGCACCGGGCGGAGTAGACACTGTTAGGTTTGAACTCATAACAAATGATGGGTTTAGAGTATTCTTAAACTCTGGACTGGTGTTGTGGGACGATATTCACCTACACTATGTCGCAGACGCAGACTTCTTAGCAGATGATCAGGTAGTAAGTTAATCGGAGGAACATGAATGTCATCATCTTGCAACAATAGTTCAAACATAGCGGGTAATTTAACAATCAACAGTCTACAGGCTGTTGGTAGCAGACTTATCACCGTTGTTCCTAACACACCAACAGTGCAGGGTGGTATCGTGGATGGTATCACTGCGGGTGATGTTGTTCGATATGATGTTCTAAGTAATCCAAAAATTTACACCAAAGCACAAGCGAATGATCCTGCAACCGCAGAAGTCATCGGTGTAGTCGAGGCTGTAACGGATGCGAATGTCACTCTAGTTCTTTCCGGACAGATGAAATATCCAGAGGGTGCTTTTGCAGTATTTGATCCTGATGGTGACGGTCCTCTAGGAAGCACTGGTGGTGCTGGTGGTAATGACATCTACTTCTTGAGTGCGATTACTGGAGGTTTACTTCAGAGTTACGCACCATCCGAACCCACCAATATTGTAAAACCAGTTCTACAGATGGCAGATAACGGCGACTTCAATGCTATTGTTCAGAATTATATTGGATATCAAGTCGGTGGAAATGTAGTTGCATCTGAGGGTGAAGACTCATTCGCAAAGTTGGGACAGGTTATCGATGTCGTAACTTACGGTACAAAAAATTATCTTGGAGATGGTTGGTATAGAGTAGACGAACCTCTCAAGTTAGCGGTTGATGAGTTCTCTGATTTTTACTCACTGTACGGGACGAAGTATGGTTATGCCGCAGTTATAACGACAGATGATTCATCAAGGGATAGTTTTTCGACAAGCATATTAAATACCCCTGGCATTTACAACCAAAAGAATGGACGAGAAACGACAAAGGGTAGAATCACTTCAGTAATTTCAAAAAATCAAGTAGAGATAGAAGTAAACCCTACGCTGGATGGAACTTCAAATATATTTACTACAGACTCAACTGTTTTTGTTGATGGTAGATCATACGGGAAACCAACTAACGTAACTATTACTCATGTTTACACACCGGGAATTGTTAAAGATAACGATAATGAACGGATCATCGGTTATGGTGGAGTAAACATGAGAGAAACAACTGTTCCCTTTATGAAACTTAGGAACCTAAACGCTGTAACTGTTCATGATAAACTTACTGTTTCAGAACTAGAAGTAACTAGTAAACTAACCGCATTGTCTCAGGGACAAGGAAAAACAATTTCTGACGTTGCTGCACTACTATCCGATCACGATAATAATATCGATACTCACTCTGGTAAATTTGGTGTGACGAGTAGCAAGACTGGTACATATCTAACTTCTACATGAAAAGGTGGTGATTGATGCCAGTAATGCGAATCGGTTTACAAAGTAGTCACTTCAAGATAACCGGAAACACCGGTCCCACAGGTGGAACTGGTGGTAGAGGCGGAACAGGTCCCACAGGTCCCACCGGATTTGGACAAACAGGTCCAAGGGGCTACACTGGATTTGGTTTTACTGGTGGATTTAGTCCTCTTGGTACTAGAATTGTAAACGGAAAACTTTATCAAGAGTTTTTCACCGACTCCGAAAATACTGGAGTTACTTTCGCATATACAACTCCCGGTAGAATTGTTGGTGCGACTGGAAGCCTAACAACTATAATTGGTGGTGGTAATACCTTTGATTCAGAAATCTCTGATGCTGATGTTTTAGGTGTTTTCAAAGATGATCCTGCACTTGATGAAATTGTAATTAGACCTCTTAAGGTTCTTGGAAGAAACGCAAGAATAAGTTCAACAGACGAAGAAGTTACAATAACGATTGACAGAGGCAAAGCAGGCTATCTAGATGCTATTAGCGGAACTGCCGGACAGTTCTTAGTCTCTACCAAAAAGACATCAACAGGAAACCAAGACGTTGTAAAACTGGAAGGTGCATCTGGAACCTTTTATAATGAAGAAACAAAGTCTGCATCTTTCGTTTCATACGTTTACAGAGAAGGACAAGAAAAACTATTATCATTACCAGGCACAGACACAGGTCTTCCGGGAAATATCGCTACCCCTACATCTAAACATGGTTACTGTCAATCCCTTTGCATTGAGGGTGCAGGTGGATTTAGTTGTGGTATAGAGCATCAGTCAGGCGGAACAGCAGAGGGCTTATTTGTCTTAGATACGATGCAGATGGGTGGAACTTATGGACCACCTCCCGTTCTAGTAAATATCGCCCCACCAAACGATCCCAATATAAGCACTTCATTTAAGTTATTAGTTGTCGGTGCGACAGGAACTACTCCTATCATTCCTAGATGGTCAAGAAACATCAAGTGGCCTTATACTAAGGCTCCATGTTTTAGTGGTGCTGGTGATCTTTTTGAATTCATAAGTGTTCGTGATGAATGGTATGGAACAATTGCAAAATGGGGTATTGATCCAAATTTAGGTAGTATATTAGCACCCAACTTAATAACTGATTCTAGAACTAGAGTGGATCACAACGGAAATTCAATTGTGTTTGACTTTGCAGAGAATAAACAAGTCGTTTCCATTGACAACTGTTTTGACTGTAATGATTTCAATGTAGACGAAAATCCCAATTTGCTCACCTCTTGTGGAGAAGGTCCTATTGACGGAGGAATTGGAGCAACTGGAGCGTGTTGCACTTCCCTTCAACCGGGAATCTCAGAATGTTCAATTCAGTCTGCGGATATGTGTAGATACTTGGGAGGATTCTTCCGAGGAGAGGGAACAGTATGTGACGAAGCGTGTGATTTGATTGGATCCTGTTGTTACTTCGATACGGTAACAGATGAAGTTATTGAATGCAGAGAACCATATTCACTAGAGGATTGTTTGGCTGATGACGCTCCATTCCTTCAAACCACTTGGAGACCATTCAGTTGTGATGAGCAACCCTGTTGTGCATCCATAGATGATCCATGTGGTTCTTGTTGCATATACGATCTTGACGGGGATGGATTCTATTTCTGTACAGACGAGGCCAGTCCGGGACAGCCGGGCAGCCCCCCAATGACAGAAAGTTTATGTGAGTTGCTTGGTGGTGACGGTGTAAATCAGGAATCCTACTTTACTCCGGGGGTAAAGTGTGACACGTTAAATAATTTAGGTGAGCCTTGTCTAGACTGTGGACGCATCGTAGTATGGTGTTGTTCAAAATCAGAGGAGTGTGGCAGCGAACCACAACAGCCATGTGGTGTGGTTTATAGTGGTGGTTTAGACTCATTTACTCCAGAGATTTTAGAGGAACTACAAAAATCATGTAACCTGTTTACTTGTGGTAATGAAGATCAGTCTGAGTGTTGTAATTGTGATGATACACAATGCTCGACGCCTGGACATCCGGGTTTTGATACAGTCGCCTCTCTTAGATGGAGAGTGTACAACGACTGTGATGTCTATGTTGATCCAGATTGTCCGGGTAACACCAAGACATGTTGCGGAGAGGAAGAAGATGGCTGTCTGTATGCAGATCTAGTTGGTGGTAGTGACGATGGTGATGGTGGTGGAGGTGGTCCTCCCGGTGGTGGTAATGGTGGTGGAGGTGGTCCTCCTTCTGGTCCGGAGGGATGTGAGTGTCAAGGGTTCCCAAACGTCGGACAATGTTGTTACTTTGGAGTTCCAGATGACGGTGATGTAGTTGGTTGGAACACAATCAATTGTGTTACGGATTTAGAATGTGCGTTTAGACATAACCCGATTGCTCCATATCAAGACTGTAATTACTCTTGGAGTGCGGGAACATGTGATCCGTTCCCTGCATGTGGTTCAGAATTATGGTTTGACACATACTGCGATCCAAGTGGTAATTTGAGAAGAGGTTCTGGTGAGGGTGGAAATGTTGAACCATTCTCCGTAAAGGACGTTAGTAAAAAGGCTGTCAATAGGGAATTGACATTTGAAGATAGACTCTACAGATCTCCAAAAAATGAAAAGAATAGAGGAGAAAACGTAGATCTACACAATCCAAAGAGAAAGTTTAGAAGATCAAGCAAACCTATTGGTGGTGGAAGTTCATCCAAGCATCAGAGAAGAAAAGCAAAAAGAGGTGACACTAGAAGTTCGTTTGGAACCCAGATGAATCTAAACGTAGGAGATTTATACGCTGGTGGTATGGTAGCGGGTATATTCAGACCTGGTAAGAGTAATCTTCTTGGTATGAGATCCCACTTTGGTGCTAATAGAAGCACCGACTGGCAATTTATGATGCAAGGATCCACGGGTTCCACTGGAAGCAATATAGAATATGTTCCGGACTTCTATAAGTCAAGAACAGACTGGCACGCTGGAGGATTCCCCAACCTTGGTGTAGATAACTGTAACTCTAGACTGAATGATTATGTCGTCATAGTCTCTCTAGATCCTGTTGCAATTACTGGAGACAGAGAATTTGTCAAGTTCTCAGAGGTAGGTGGTGCGACTAAAGAATTCTACTGGAGCGGTCCTAACAACTCTTGGGGACCTCTATATGACGATCTTGGTCATAAGAGAGAACTAAGTGACAACTACAATACTAAAATTTTCAACTCCGAAGGTATTTGGTTTGATGGTGTAGACGGATCTACCGGATCCTTGGCAAACATACCGCTAAACACTTTCAACACATGTAACAACGCACTAATAAACGGTGGTTATGCAAACCCCATAACTAGGCTGTTGAACAAACCACTTCAAACAGCGGATGGTTTGTGGCACAGAAACTGGGGATTGTATAATACCATTAGAGCGGTGAGTTCCGAGAATGCAAACTTCAAGGGTTACACTGGAGATGGTTATGTTGGTAGTGATTTTGCTGGACTTAGTGCAGAGTATATTAGTGCTTTCAGAGCAACCCGACTCATGCCTGATGGACTCACATCTGAGGTTCAGGGAGGAACTGGTAATCCTAGATCAGTCTCTTCTTGGTACTTACCGAGTCATGATGAACTAGCATTCTTGGCTGAAAGAGTAGTCAATAAAGACCTTAACCAGAGACTCATAGATGCTGGTGGAACCCCAATAACTGGTTGGAACTGGTCATCTACCGGATCATTCAATGAACTCAAGGGATACACTGGTTCCCAAGGTGGTGAAGGTATCCTAGACTTCGGTGGAGTTGATGTACAAGAAGAAGGATCAGTGGCTTGGTCAATGTACTTTGATGCAGGAGGAGAGAAAAATAGATTTGGTGTAGGAAAGAAAGACAGAAATACTAATAAATATCATGTAAGGCCTATCCGTCTCATACGAACAGACGGTAGATGGCCTCAGAGGGGCGGAACGGGAGAGTCAAACCATGCTAAACTTTGGTACATCCCCGAAGTAAAACCAGACGAGGATATTAAGTAGTATGCCAGCACTAATCGGTAGCAGTAGAATCCCAGTCATAGGAGTGATAGGAGCAACAGGTCCAACGGGTGCTATAGGTCCCTCTGGTGGAACTGGTCCCACAGGGGAAACTGGTCCTATCGGTCCTTTGGGACTAACTGGTATCGGTATTACAGCAGGATATTGGACTGAGTTTGGTGAGTATGTTGCAGGAATTGGAGTAACCCTTTCAAGTGAAGATAATAATGTTCTTCTTCTAACTTTAAACAATGAAGTTGGGGACGTAATAGAAGTCTCCGGAATGATCGGTGGAGCGATTGATCCAACAGATGGTGGATTGACATCTGGTAATTTGTTTTATACTATCACTAATGCCATTGAAGGTGAAGAATTCCATCCCATATTCATAGAGCGGGATGGAGCAACTGCGTTCTTCAAGAGTATTAATATTGTCGGAGATGATGTCACTAGCGTGACAGAAACAGATACTATTTTAATAGAGGGTAGTACATTAGAGCGTGCTGGTCAAACTGGTTCTATATTTTATCTAACACCATCTGCTAACGGAGGTATGACTGCGATATCCGCAGAAAATACTTTCTATGTTGGAGGTGAAAATCCAAGATTTTACGCTAGGGTTCATAACAATAGATTATACTTTAACCCCTTTATCTCTAATATAAACACTCTTACTGCTGGTCAACACGCACTTTCAAGTATCATCCCCGGCTTGTTTTTTGATGTAGCACCCAAAACTCTTAACTCTGATGCAGACTTGGGGGGTGTAACTAGTGGGACGTTTACTCCTAGAAAAGTTATCGGTAGAACCATTCCCCAGCAGGGTGAGGCGGTTGACGTATTAACTGCTATTAACAGTGTTCCAACTATTAACGAGGATGGAACATTCGATGGATCAAATTTTGCAACTTTATTTAATGAAGTGTTTCTTGGTATTACCGGAAATCGTCCCGATTTTCCCGGAGACAATCTTTCAGCAAGAGATGTATTTGGAATAGCGTCCGAGCCAGTGTTTATCAGTCAGGTTCCAGGCTCCACTTTATCTACCGCTGGAGTAGGATCTTGTTGCTGGTGTGAGAAAAAGGCGAGGGTAGAGGACACCAACGTAGAATATGACTACGGATGTGGTGACTATACAACCAAGGCTTTCTGTGACTCAATTGGTGGTGAATGGCAACGAAATACAACGTGCTTCCAGAGACCTGGTGGGTGTGGATCCAATCGAGGGGTTTGTTGTGTAAATGGAAAATGCGTAAGTTCTACTAGAGAAAAATGCGAAGATATTTTTCAAGGGTATTACGTTGAAGATTATACATGTCAGGAAATAGAAGATGAATTTGGTGGTTGTCCAAACTTCTGTGATATCACGGGTGCTTGTTGTGTTGATGGTGATTGTTTAGAATTGACTGAAGGTGAATGTGCATTAATAGACAATTCATTGTGGTTCCCTGAAGGTTGCGACAATGTAAACTGCTGCACTCAAGCAAACTTTGTTGGTGCTTGCTGCATAGATGAGTTCTGTTTTGATAATGTAACTCCATATGATTGTAAGGGACTTACATCTGGTAGTGATACTAGTGTTGGTGTTTTTCATGGTATTGGATCTGAGTGTGTCGTATCACCCAATAGACCTGACAACGCCTGTACATTTGATCCTAGCGGATTCTATCCTGGCTGTTACTTTGAAGAACTTGGACATGGACTGGTAAATACAGGAACTGATATCTTTGGATGTTGTACGGATCTAAATGAGTTTTACAACCAGACTCCGGATGACGGAGAGGAAGAAGGATTCAGAAGAGGTGATAATAGAAGACAAAACCCACCAAACTCTGCTCCTAACAGAAATGCACTCAAAACAAATAATCCTAGATCCACTGGTGAAGAATTAGGTTGTATTAAAAATCCACTTATCATGGGACTTAATGTTGGGGATAAATTTGGAGGGGGAACACTTGTTGGATTCATAGGACACCCTGGTCCGTTCGAGGATTACGCTGGACAAAAAATGATAGGAAGCACACCAAAATGCATAGAGTCATCGTGTGCCACTGATCCAGAAAATACCAATAACTTCACTTATGTTCTTCATAGTGGATACAATGGTAGATGCTTCTGTGATCACACAGTTCCAATGCAAGTATCTAAAACCTTTAACACGGGTGATCCTCTTGGTTCATATGAGCCGGAGATGTTAGTAAATGCTGCTACTGATTTTGGTGGCAACTTAGGACTTAAAGATATAACTGACAGATTTATGAGAGAGTCTGTATATGGAACAGATTTCGTCACACTGTCAAACTCCACAAATCTGAAGTATAAGGGAGATTGTCCAGATAGATCAATCAAAATACACAGAAGATGGGCATTGATTGTTGCAGATGAAAACATTGAAGTAAACGGGGATCAGAATCTGGAATGGGGTATGTCACAAAGTGCTGGACACTTCGTAGAAGAGAAAACCCAACCCATTCCTGTCGTCGGAACTTGTGCTGTTGATGGACTTTTGAATACAAGAATGTTTGATAAAACCAGTATTGGAAGAGCAAACTGGTTCAAGTCAACTAGTTGGAAGTACAATGAGGAATTTTCATATGAGGACATGTTCTCGGTGGAGGATCTGTTATATAAAACATTCGATCACACAAATCAAAAAGACAGCGAATCATTTGGTTGGGACAAAAACACAACACCAGACACTTGGAAAAACACTGACGGATCTCTGAACATTGAAAAATGGAGGGGTGAATATTCCAAGATGTGGGAGTCCAACAACCCAGAGGATACTGCTGTCAAACAGATATCAGTCCTGAATGAGAGTAGAGTTCTAAATGATAAATTTGTTGCCTTCTCTGACTGGTATATTCCTAGTGTGGTTGAACTTGGAATGATGTATGATGCTTGCAGAAACTATCAGTTAAATACTTCACTATTGTATAATGGAGCAACTCCAATGACAGGAAAATACTGGAGTTCCACAACTGCAAGTAGAGTGAATGATAGAGGACAGTTCAAGGGAATAAATCCAAACTTAGAGTCTGCTGAAAATTGGGATGAGGAATATGATGCAGAGACTCTAAGAACAGTTGGACACGCACACAGCATGATCTTCCAAGATTTTGCAACGGGACAGACTGAAAGTACTTATAGAAGATTTGGTAAACTTTGTTCTCTAAGACCTGTAAGAAGAGTACCAGTTTATGTAATGGAAATTGATACATATATGGACAGTACAATGGGCGGTTGTCCAGACTGCGAATCTCAAGAATGCAGATGTTGATATTTTAAGGAAAGTAAAATATAATGTATATACCCCAGAGCAGCACAATCATACCACCGGGAGCAATAGCAGGACTTAGCGGTCCTACTGGTGCAACTGGTCCTGCCGGTCCTCGGGGTTCTACTGGTAATACAGGTCCAACTGGTCCAACTGGAAACATTGGTAGATACATTACAGATACCACACAAATCGATGGTGATAATGGTGGTAGTCTTCGTATTTTAATGTCAGATGGAACACATTATGATATTCCACAAAGACTGATTCGAGGAACAACAGCAAACTTTAGCACCAATATTATAGCGGGAGTCACTCTTGGTGAAGGTTCACAGAGCATATTCAAAACAGTAGAGGGTGCATCCTTTGTGTTTAGAGGTCTCAGTGCTTATGGTTCTGTACAAATACTACTAGACAACGAGGGGAACGCTTTAGGAATTAGTGCAGACACACCCCCTCTTGGAATTAGTTTTGCTGCTGGGGATGGAGTATTAGAAGAAGCACTTTCTTCTGGTGTTGGTGGTGTGGTATTCTTAAAGACTGATTCGGTAGCAAGAAGTTATGACGATGGTAGTGCTTTAGTTTATGATCAACTTGAACCAGATAATACGGGAAAAGTAAAGGGAGTCATCACAGGAGAACTTGGTGGTCAGTCATCGTCTGTTGTAGGTGCAACCGCCCCATTTAACTATGATCATGTTACAACTGAAATTAGATCAATTACTCCCGGTGAACTCGTAGGTATAACCGGATCGAGTTTGCCGTGTGATGTTCTTGCTCCGGAGGGTGGAATATTCTTAGATACCAGATACACCTCTGTATTTAAAATCCAAACACCAATTGGTATAACTGGATTTACTGGAGACTGGCAAGAAGACGAGGACTTCTCCTTCACAGCAATTATTGAGGGTAATGATCTTTGGTCTTTCCCGAACAATGTTTACTTTGATCCACAGCAAGCATTTTTATCTTGTGGTTCAAACATAGTAACCTTTACCACCAGAGATAATGGACAAACTTGGTTTGCAGATGTTACCTCTAGAGGATATGATGTAGAAAAATGTTCTGCTACTGTTGATAGAGGATCATGTTGCTACACAACTTCGGATGGAGTGCCAGCATGTTTGGATTATGTAAACTCTACACAGTGCGATGAACTTGGTGGTTATTTTGCACCACTAGATACATGTAATAATAATTGTGGTTTAGAGGGTGGTGTTTGTTGCTCTGAAGGAGTTTGCATTGAAAATGTTGGAATCACCGAGTGTCAATACTATGGTGGACAATATTTTGGTCATTACTATTACCAGAATAATAATACGGGTAATGAAGAGGTTGATGACTTAACTGTGATTCCTCTACCAGAACCTTTACCGATTGAATGTTCTGGAGTTCTTCCCAACGGTGAATCTGCTATTGATCAAATATGTGTAGATACATGCACAGACTTTAGTTCTTGTTGCAAGAACGGTAAGTGTATTGGAGATACCCAAGGAAGTAGCGAATTAGGTCCAATATCTGAAGCAGTTTGTAAATATGTTTATGGTGGTACTCCCGTTCCGAACTCCTTGTGTGGTGGTGTAGATTGTTGCGATCACATCGTTTACACCGGAGCGTGTTGTGAGGATAGTGAAGATGGTTTCTGTGAGGATTTTGTAACTCATAAAACTTGCGTAGAGAGTGGTAGAACTTTCATGGGTAATGGCACGGAATGTGCCACCACAAAGTGTTGTGAGAAACCCGGAAGATGCTGTATCACCGTAGAGGTAAATCCAGATGAATGTGGTGGGAGAACCACTGCAAGTAAGTGTCAACAAGTATCCTTCTCCGCGTGCGCCCAACTAGGAGGAACATGGATTGGTTACGGTGATTGTGCGGATGAAGAAGATTTATTCTGCAATTCCCCAGAATGTGCTGAAGGGGATCCGGGTGCTTGTTGTAGATGCACAGGTGGACAGAACTGCAATTGTGCAATTTGTGTAAATTCTACCGACATTGGTTGCGCCCAAGCAGGGGGTAATTTTAAGCCGGGTACTCTGTGTGATAGTACTTACTGCCCCAACAATACATGTGCCTCTGAATGTTGCACTTGTTGTCCACCCTCACCTTCACCTTCACCCTCACCACCGAGTCCTTCTCCTTCGCCAAGTCCTTCGCCTAGTCCTTCGCCTTCGCCTAGTCCTTCGCCTTCGCCTTCGCCTAGTCCTTCTCCTTCACCTTCACCAAGTCCTTCACCGAGTCCTTCGCCACCACCACCATTTTCACCACCGGGATCACCACCGGGAGGACCACCGAGCGGTCCTCCTTCACCAAGTCCTTCACCGAGTCCTTCTCCACCGCAACCACCGCAACCACCGCAACCACCGCAACCACCTCCGCCGGTTGGATGTGGGTGTGATTGCTGTAGCACATGGACAGTAGAACACTATCCAAGAACTGTGAAAGATGCTCCGGGATCGCCTTTTTCTCCGGGTGGTGGTTGGTCGCCTGGTGATGTTCCACCTCCATCAGTGGATCAGCCTGGCAACGGTAACTTCAAAAAATGTTTAGATGATTATGATGGCGCTCCACCGTGGGCTCCACCATGTTTGGGTGGAGTTGGGCCTGGTTGGGTATCTCCGTCAACAGGAACTCCGGGTGGTATACCTTCAAGACCAACAAAATTTAATTGTTCTTCGTGTCGTGCTAATATAGACAAAGACGCATGTACGGGACAACAGGATCTCCCTACTAATTGTCCAGAACGCTGTCCGGGCAAAGGTGGAGAACCAGCACCGGGCAGCACTCCAAAAATGAGTCGTTCTTGTGGAGATTGTGATAAATGTGGACGAGGAGGAGATGATCGACCTGGAGATCCTGCACCCCGTCAAGATCCTGATGGATCTCCGCCGTTCAATTCCCCACCAATTAGCACATTTGGTGGGTGTTATCAGGAATGCAACTGCCAGCAGATCGTGTCACCGTCACCGCTTCTTCCACCAAGGTATGGTCCATCGACAGAACCGACAGGTCCCTATACCCCAGTCCCACCGGGCTTCCCCTATAAACCCGGAGATTGCATATGCAATGATCCTAACAACCCCATAGGGAGAAAATGTTGCACAAATGCCTGTGGTGACTGTATCAATAATGATTATACTCCGACTTCACCGGAAGCAAATTGTCAGAGAGAAATATACGCATCTATTTGTTATGGTAAACCATTCAGTGCGGGAGGCGGTTTCACTATTCCAAAGGATGACATTCCCAGTGAATGTCTAAAGAATCCAGGCGCTCCATCATGTAGTTGTCAGAAGTGTATCTGTTCTCCAGATGCCGATCCGGATTCGAGTCCATGCAAAGGAGGTGGTGAATCGTGTAAAGATTACCCCATGATTCCTTGTGGGTGCAATCAAGCCCCGCAGTGCGAAGCAAACTGCAATGACGGGAGAACTCAAGGTACTGGACAGTTTGGTGAAGCAGATCCCTGCTGTCCTCCTGTAACGAATGTGAGTCCAGCAACGAAGCAGCAATGTGTTATTGCTCAAGGAGATTATTCGTGTGCAGGTCCGTTTGAGTGTTGTCCTCCTGGCGCTCCTCCATCGTGTGCTGAACAGAATCGGGATAAAGCAGATGATTGCCCAACAAAGAGTTCTCCGATGCCTATGCCTTTCCGTTCTGGTGGATCATGGTCTGAACCCGGTCCTAGAACAAGAACTTTCATTGATAACCAAATCTTTAATAACATTCCCTCGATGGAGGAAAGCACTCTACATGAGGTGAAGTGCGTAAAGATCCCAACCGGAAAGCACACATCAATAACCTCCTATGTTACATGCACTGGTGGACCTGACGATCCTTGTGCTAAATATGAAGAATGTGGAGATTAATGAATGAAATTTAGATCTACAATTTCTTATACGGATCAACAAGGCTCGGTTGGTTGCTGTTGTCAGGTTGATGAAAAAAATGATACTCAATTTGCAGAGAAAACCAGTTGGAATGAGTGTGTATCTCGTAACGGATATTTTACACCGCAGTACGACGAGGAGTTTGACTGCTCTGAATTTGAATGTCCACCTGTTGGGACAAAAGGATGTTGTTGTGCATGTTCACATATGAGTCAAGATCAACGAAGAACTTGGTTGGAGAATCAGGATCAACCAAACTTTGGAACCTTAGATGATATCACTCCATGTGAATGCACAAAACGAGGTGGAAACTGGAGTGAATTTTCTTGTGAGGACACTGAAAACTTACCGGGAGGAAGACAGTTACTTTGTTACGCAGCAGGTGATGGTTCACCTGTGCCTGGTTCACCTCAAGACGTAAGGTGGCCTCATGCGTGTTGTGTCTATGATTTAGAGACAGGTGTAATTTCTTGTAAGAATGTATGTGGACCAGATGAATGCGCCTCCTATAACACAGAGACATCTACTTCAATATACTATGATGATGGAAGTGTTTGTGAATTTGTCGGACCTGAAGGTCAACCTCCCAGATTTTGTGGTGATGGTCTACTCGGGGAACCGGGGGATTCTATCCCAAGGAATGGAGTCGCCGAAGAGTCTACTAGAGTGGCATCATGTATTTTCAGAGACACCGTTAATGGTAAATTAAACTGTGGTAATTACACGAAAGAACGATGTGATGTCCTAGATGGATTCTTTGTTGGATTTGATAATGAAGGTAACAATATCCCATGTGGAACATACCCGGCAATAAAAACAAGAGAGTCTGTTGGACCTACCACAATTAGTTCGAGTGAACTGAGTAAATATTCTATTGGTGATGATTTTCATAATATAGGAATATATTGTGGTGTATATAATCCAGAGGAATCTCTGATTCAATATACGGACTCACTTAGCGGTCCAACCAATACTGAAAACTCTGTTGCTAATGGTGTTGGGGGTAATAAGGGAGAGCGATGGGCGATAATACTTCATAATTACGATCTGGGGGATGGTAACTTTGGTTTGAATAGTAATACCAGAGAAACCTCAACATGGTCCGGTGATTACAATTCTAGGTTGCTTGCAGGAAACATATCTAACTCAATAAAAAATTACAAAATAAACGGAGTGGATGGTTGGAGAATACCTTCTATTAAAGAGCAAGCGTTTATTCAGAAAAATCTTCTAGAGGATCCTGAAACATATTTCAAGATCTCAACTAGAAACCTTATGAACACATATACTGATCAATATACGAAATTTGATCTTCCGATTAAGAGATCATACTTGTCATCAACTATAGTTAAATTAGGTGATTCATTCTTCGTTCAAAGTTACAATTTTGTAAGTCATGAAGATATACCACTGGATTTTTCAGATTTAACTCCTGATCGTGTTGGAAGAATTAAAAAGTTAGGATCATTTCCTAGCATCCTTCTTAATGATCTAAATTTTCAAGAATTAGAGGTCAGACCTATAAAGATACTAAAAGTAGTTGACTAAATAGTAGTAGGTTCTTTACATATTTTTAGGAGATTTGATTATGGAGTTTAGAAAAGAAGAACAAGCAGAAAGTAACAAAGGCGTTACTAAAAAAATTAGTATGGTTCAAAGTTTTGCGATGGCTCTTGCATCCCGAGGACTATCTAACAAGAAAATTAATAAAGCAACAAAGCAGTTGAGAGTTCTTAGTTGTTTGGGGAACAGGGAGTCTGGTGGAATTCTACCTCCGTGTGATCACCTAATGGACAGTGAGACTGAAGGTAAAAAGTATTGTGGTGCTTGTGGTTGTGGAGACAGGGAGGGGACTTGGTTGATTGCAGAGGCGGATAAGTATAGTAAGTTAGACTATCCTAAAGTGGCGTGTCCTCTACAAATGCCTGGTTTTACTAACTACGCTCCAAGTAGACCTGACGAGAGTGAAGAACCAATAACAAGAAAATACTATATCGAGCAGGTTGATTACAGCATTCTTGAGAGAGTAAATGTTGTTATTGGGGAAGAGGAAGAGAAAAACGAAGAAGAAGAGACTCAAACGGAATAAACCGCCTACATTAAACCAATAGATCTCCCCGTGGTTTATACATACTATAAACTACGGGGAGTTTTCTTATGTCAAAACTAAGTTCAAGAGATGATATAATTGATTATGCCTTACGGAAATTAGGACATCCTGTAACTGAAATCAATGTAGACAGACAGCAGTGTGAGGATAGACTAGATGACGCACTAGAGTTGTTTCAAGAGAGACACTTTGATGGTGCTGAAAAGGCTTTCTTTTCTCATAAAATAACAGAGGATGACATTGCGAATGGATACATCTCTACAAATGATTTAGGTCCTATCAACGGTCCCGCTGGTGATGCACCCACGGGGAAGGATATATTATCTGTGGTTAGTGTTTTCCAGTTTGGTGATTTTTCAAACATAAACTTGTTTGATGTCAGGTATCAAATGGCATTAACAGACTACTTCGGGATAAACCGAGGACTGGGTATGAATGCAAGTTTAGGTCTTGCTTCTTACGACAGCACTAAAAGGCATATTGGATTGATTCAAGACTTCTTTCAACCACAAAGAAGAATTAGATTTAACAAAGTTTCAAACAGACTTCATGTTGATATGGACTGGAGTAGAGAGGTAACATCATCAGAATATCTAATGATAGAAGCCTATGTTGCACTTAATCCAAATATATTTACTGAGATCTTTAATGATCGCTTGTTAAAAGAATATATCGTTGCTCTCATAAAAAGGCAGTGGGGACAGAACTTATCTAAGTTTGAAGGTGTTCAACTTCCCGGTGGTGTCTCTCTCAGAGGAGATGCAATCATGTCAGAGGCGGTTGAAGAAATCAGACAAATAGAAGAGAAGTTTCAGTTGGAATATGAAGAACCCATAGACTTCATGACGGGGTGATAAATGGCAAGGAATCCTCATTTTAGGGAAAATGTTTCTGGTGAACAGAAACTAATAGAAGATCTTTCCATTGAAATAATAAAAACAATGGGAAAGGATATGATCTATATCCCAAGAACTCTCGTAAACAAAGACGACTTGTTCGGGGAGGACGATAGTTCTAAATTTTCTAACGGCTATCCTGTGGAGATGTACATACAGTCCATTGATGGATTCGAGGGTGAAGGAGACATTCTAGGTAAGTTTGGTATTGAAATCAAAGACAGAGTGACTCTAATCATAGCAAGAAAGAGATTCAATGAGGCAGTCGGATCCTACGCTAATTTAGAAAGACCTAAAGAGGGAGATTTGATTTACTTCCCTCTCAGTGATGGTTTATTTGAGATCAACTTTGTTGAACACGAAAACCCATTCTACCAATTAGGAAAACTTTTTAGTTACAGACTGGACTGTGAACTATTCACCTATAGTCACGAAGATTTTGAAACTGGAAACAGTGAAATTGACGATACTGAATCTGATAGACAACGACAAGTTGACGATTATATTGTCCCGTTAGATCCATCTACAGGTGCAACTGCCGGTGACAATGATTCATATGAGGACTTTAAGAACATAGATAATATCTTTGACTTCACCGACAAGGATCCATTCTCGGAGGGTAACTACTGATGTTCACACCATTCTACAACGAGTCCCTCCGTAAGTTGGTAATAGCCTTTGGATCTTTATTTAATGAGATAAAGGTTACTCGGGACAATGGTGAACAGATCAGAGTTCCCCTCGCATATGGAGCAAAAGAAAAGTTTATAAGAAGAATAGAGGAGTCTAGTTCTATCACAGATGATGTTAGAGATGTTGGTATTACATTACCAAGACTCGGATTTGATATAACTGGATTTGCATATGATCCCTCTAGAAAGGGAAACAAATTAAGAAAACGAATAATGAGAGATTCTACTTCTGGTGCTTCTCACTCATACTCAGAAGTCCCTTACAATGTTTCTTTTAGTTTATTTTCGTTCACTAGAACTATGGATGACAACCTCCAAATAATGGAGCAGATTCTCCCATACTTTACACCAGAGTTTAATGTGTCGATAAACATGAACAGACTAAATCAATCGGTGGATGTTCCGATTGTTTTGGGTGGTGTTCAAACCACGGAAGATTATGAGGGAGACTTCTCTGGAAGAAGAACAATAGTAACATCCTTTGATTTTACCGCAAAGTCTTACATATTCAACCGTATCAAAACAGGAAAAATTATTCTCCAATCTACAGTTGATATATTTGGTAGTCACGAAAAGTTCTACGCAGACACGGATGAAACACAGGATCTTAGAATAACAGCGACCGGTTCCTTTGAGGGTGCAACAGGAACAGAAGGATACACGGCTGGTAATCGTGTTTATGGACCTATAACTTATGAGCAGTGATAAAAAAAGTATTGATGAAAAAATATCAGAAGCACTTGATGTGGAGTTTGATAAAACAGAAATAGAACCAAAGAAACCAAAAGAAATTTCTGTACCAAAAGAGGAGATGCTTGCTCTTCGTGAGAAACATGCTAACAAAGATTATGCAGATGCTAGAGCGAGTCTCAAAGATCTAATCGATGTTGGTAGAGATGCAGTTGATGGTATTCTAAAGGTAGCATCCGAAGGTGATCATCCAAGAGCCTATGAAGTAGCATCACAGATGCTCAAAACTGTATCTGAAATGAATAAAGATCTGATCGGTTT